TACGATAATATTAATTCTCAACAAGAAGCGAAATTGAGAAATCCGTTTGAAGTTCTCATTAAAGTCATGTGGCGGTCATGTTTTGGAAAACCTGCACCGAAGGATCTAGAATTCAAATTCACCCCACTTTGGCAAATGGACGCGATGGATAAAGCCAATATCGCAAAACTCAATACCGAAACGATTATCGGGGCACACGAGGCAGGCCTTCAGTCAGTAGGGGCGGCGATGAAAGATTTGAGGGATATGTCTAAAGAAGTGGGGATTTTCAATAATATCACTGAAGAAGAAATCAAAGAGGCGGAGGAATTAGAACCTCCCATGCCTGATGCGGCGGTGACTCAACCGGCGGCTCCACCCGAAGCGGGAACGGCTCCCGCCGCATCTAAAGTAGTGAAGAAACCGGTACCTAGCTTAGATGCCAATTTCAATGAATCCGACCATCCTCGAAAAGAGAACGGTGAATTTGGAAAAGGTGGCGGAGGGGGTGGAAAATCCAAAACAAAAAAGAAATCATTAGCCAAAATGGAGAAAACTTCAGAAGGATTTGAATTACATCTTCCAAAATATGATGTTAATGGCCCTACAGGTGAATATTTCAGTCCTATAAAATTCAAGACTGAAGCGGAAGCCCAAGGTTATTTAAAAAGGGTTTCTAAAATTAAAGACGAAGACGAAGACGAAGACGAAGAAGATTGAGAATGGCTGAGAAAACATTAAAAGGAAAGTTCAAACCCTCGACCGCCGCAGAACTTCAATTCTATAGGCAATTAAAAAGAGTCGCACAAGCTTCGGGACATCTCATCGACACTCATGCGAATGGTGCCAGAATAGAGAATAATCTCGAACTTCAAAAACAACTCAAATCCTATTCTGAGAAGCTCGGTCCTTGGGCAACGCGGCAATCCCTTAAAATGCTTGATAAAGTTCAGAAGGCAAATCGCAGAGCCTATAGAGTGAAATCCAAAACGCTGGGAATTGCTTTCAAGGAAGGTGTCGGAAACGCTGAGGTAGGAATGACGGCGGCGTCCCTTCTTTTCGAACAAGTCGATTTGATTAAGTCTATTCCTTTAGAGGCAGGTTTACGGGCTCAAAAGATTGCATTCCGAGCGGCTCTTGAAGGAACTCGTGCTCAAGTTGATACCGATACGGTGAGTGAACTTGAAAAGCAAATGGGTATGTCCACTGAAGTCGCTACATCTAGGGCCATGCTTATTGCACGCACTGAGACAGCAAGAGCTACGGCTGCGATTAATGAGTCACGGGCGAGATCTGTAGGCTCAAATCAATATCGCTGGCACAATTCCGGAGACGCAGCGGTGAGAGATTCTCATAAATTTTATCAGGGGAAGAAACTTCAGGGGATGATTTTTGATTGGAACCACCCACCTACTTTATCAGATGGCATGACGGGCCACCCCGGGACTTTTCCAAATTGTAGATGTTTTGCTGAGCCTATTTTTGAAGATGAATAAGATTTCTCTTGTCATTTAAATTTTCCTCACTCAAAGTTTTGTTTTCAGGTTATACTTTATTTACTACCTAAAAAGATTCTCTAGGAGACATCACTCATGAAAAGATTCCTCTTGTTCCTCCTTGTGCTCTCTCCTGTCCTTTTTGCAGCATCTCTTCCCACCATGAGTCTTAGAAACCAGTTTGGTGAAGTTCAAAACGATTTTGTTCTAAGTGGGTCTGGCGTAATCACGGCAAAATTTATCGTCGATAATACCCAACCTTTAGGGCAAAGAAATTTGACGGTAACAGGTGGTCAAGCCCTTCAGGGAATTTCTCAAGTTTTCATGAACACTTCCGGAACTCCCCCTGCTGGATTAATTAATCCTTCTCCCGGATATATCGTCGTTCAATTCGCAACTGGGTATTCAGGCCATTTAAATGATGCTCATTCTTTAGGAGCACCGGCTTCTGGAACTCCAGTCAATGTGACTTCCGGTCTCTCGGCGGGAAACCCGTACGTGATTTCTTCAGTCGGAACGACAACTCAAGCTCAATGGCAATTTTTAGGTCTCCCCGCAGGTCTTCTCCCTACCGTATCCCAGGCATTTCTAGCAGTCACCGGAAGCGGTGGGACTGGGACCGGGGTCGTAATGACTCAGAAGGCTTCGGGTTCTGGGATTGATCATCTTGAAGTCGTCGGACTACCAACTTTAGGAATTCAAACGGGCTCTCTTAGTGGTGGTCAAATAATTTTGGTAGCTCTTGCGGCTACGAGTTCTAGTACAACGACTTTCACTCCAACAGCTCCAGCTGCGGGAAGCGTTATTGAATTGCAATTTGACTTAACACCGGTTGCTGGATCGCCCCTTTAAGAAAATGAATGAAATTTTACACGACATCAAAGATTTCAGAAAACATGCACGAAACGCCCGAGGGGTATCTCGTCTGTGTCGGGGTCTCGATTGCTCGCACGGGCGAAATGATTTACGGACAAGGGGAGACGCCACTTGAAGTCGGGGCAGATGGAAAAGCTATCGTTCAGAGAAATAGCGAAGAAGTATTCCGCCCTGAGACAATCGCTTCTTTCGAGGGAAAGCCGGTTACCATTACTCACCCACCAGATTTTGTTGAACCCAAAAACTGGGCAGAGCTTACTAAAGGTATTTTGCAAAATATCCGAAGAGGGACGGGGATCGCCGAGAACGATTTGGTCGCAGATTTACTCATTACCGATAAAGAGGCCATTAGCCTTGTTAAAAAAGGACTTCGGGAAGTTTCTTGTGGCTATGAAGCCGAATATACGCAGCTCGGAATTGGTAGAGGATCTCAATCGAAAATTATCGGAAACCATCTCGCTCTCGTTGAAGAGGGAAGAGCGGGCTCCTCTTACGCTATAAATGACCATAAAGGAAAGGGTATTGAAATGACACTCGCAGAAAAAATCAAAGGAATTTTTGGAAAAGCTCAAGATGAAGCCCTCAAAGCCGCAGCCGAGACGAAAGACGCAGGTGCCTCTGCTGCGACGATTCCGGAGAAAGGTTTTGTCGCCTATGATGATTTTAAAGCCGCGATGGATAAGATTGATGCTTTCATGGGTGGGAAAAAAGACGGCGGAAAAGATGCCTCCACTCAACCCACCCAAAATCAGCCCGCTCATATCGAAGCCAAAGATGATGAAAGTGAAGAAGAAAAAGCCAAGAAAGCCAAAGACAAGGAAATGGAAGACAAAAAAATGGCACGAGATGCCTGGATAGACGCGATGATGGCGAAAGATGCCGAAGAATCCGAAGATGATGACGAGGAAGAAGAGGCGACGGATGAAGAAGAGCCAGGAGCCAAAGAAGGAAAAGGAAAAAATGGAGAGCCAAAAGAGTCTGAAGATGACGATTTTGAAGAGTCCACTATGGTTGGGGATACAGCGTCTCGAGTCGAAATACTTGCTCCCGGGATGAAACATGCCGGAAAAGGCAACGCTAAAGTCAGAGCCCTTCTTGCCGCTTATGCGACGAAAGACGGGAAAAAGATTATCGAACAATTCACGGGTGGGAAGCCTTTGGATGTGAAGAACGCGAAAACGATTGATGCCGTTTTTATCGGAGCGAGTGAGATGTTAAAAGTCACGAGATCTCAGGACTTAGCGAGAACTCGAACGACAGATATCAATCTCGCAAGAGCTGCTCTGAATCCCAAAGGTGCGAAAACGCCTGAAGAGATAAACAAAATTAATGAAGAATATTGGGCCAAAAGGACTGCAAATAAATAACCGGCGGGAACGCCATTTAAAGGAGTGATTATGTCACCAGCTTATTTGAAGCAAGCTCCCACGGGCGTCCCGGGGGATGTAACCAGAGTTGATGAGTCAAACGTTGAACCGGCAATGCTAGTTCCCTTGGCCGGCGTGTTTCCGACGGCTTATGGAATTCCCATGAAGTATGTCGTGGGTGCCGCGGGACAACCAAATGGCATTCAGCAATTCAGCGGTGGAGAAGCGGCTACTGTCTTTGCCGGTGTTTTGGTGCGAGAAGTTCCGAGCGAAGCCGGAAGTACCACATCCGATACTCAGTACACACCAACCGCTCCTTTGGGTACTCAAGTCAATGGATTCCTGGTTCGTGGGTACATTTCGGTACTCTGCACTTTAGGAACTCCAGCACGCGGAGGTACTGTTTACATTCAGACCTCTGCAGGTGGTTCAACTTCAATCGGAGATTTTCAAGCAACTTCGACGGCCAATAACACTGCATTAACTGCAACGCAGGCGGAATGGGCGTCTGATGGGGTTGATGCAAACTTAAACGCGGAATTGCGAGTAGCGCGATAATCCAAACCTAGGAAAGGGAACTTTAATATGGGCCTCAAAAATCTCGGTCGGCACAGAACTCAGGATTCATCGCTGGCTTACTACGTAAATCAGCTTGAGAATCTTGATAAACGGTTCTATGAACCATTGGTTAGTGTGACATGGAGCAGAGACATCAAACTCCGCGCCGGGATCACGATGAGTCAGGAATCAACGTCGTTCATCCGGTCGGCTTTCGCCGCTCCCGGATCACTGCAGAACACCACGGGGAACTTTCCTTGGGTATCTGCTGAGACGAATGCGATCCCCGGCGTCAGTGTCAACGGTGAGAAACTGGTTTACCCCTTGCGCCTCTTGGCCCGGGAAATCAGTTACACGAGTGTTGAACTGGACCGTTCGCAACTAACGGGTCAACCCATTGACGTTCAAAAACTCGATGCGTTCAATATCCTTTATCAGATGAACACCGACCAAATGGTGTACCTTGGATCCAGTGATGTCGGAGCGACGGGGCTTTTGAACGAATCCACGGTTGCAGCTTCTACGGCTGTAAACGGAGTTTCCGGTTCCCCTCTTTGGGTGAATAAAACCCCGGATGAAATCCTGGCTGATGTGAATTCTGAAATCGCAGCAGTTTGGTTGACTGCAGCTTATGCGATTTGCCCATCCAAAATCGTTCTCCCCCCAAACCAGTTCTCTTATATTGCATCTCAGAAAGTATCAAGTGCGGGGAACGTATCGATTCTCAAATTCGTAAAAGAGAATTCGATTGCACTTCAGATCAACGGGGTTGAACTCGACATTCAGCCGTGTAAGTGGAATGCTGGTGCCGGGGTGAACGGAACGGATCGAATGCTCTGCTATACGAATGATGAAATTCGCGTTCGATTCCCGATGGTCCCCCTACGCCGCGAAACGGCGTATTATCAGGGAATCAGGTTCATCGCACCGTATCTTTGGGCATTCGGACAGGTTGAGTTCCCATATCCGGAAACTCTCGGGTATTTGGACGGAATCTAAGAAAGAAGGACTTAATGCGTTATTTTTTCAAACAAGCCTGTATGCTTGAGGGAAAGTATTTTCCCGTAGGCAAATGGGACGTGTCCGATGAGCAAGAACGGATTCCCTATTTCATGACGCTGGTTAAAGCCGGTTTAGTGTTTGAAGCGCCACCGGAAAAAGAAGTCGTTCAAGAATCTGCCGACGTAAGGGCTAAACGTCTTTACGCAAAGTTGACGGCGAAAAAAGTCCCGGTTCCTAAAGCAGAACCCGTTGAAGAAGATGAATCCCCTAAAGGAAAGAAGAAAAAGGAGTGATTAGTGCCACCTTTCAATATCGGAGCTTTTCGATCTTTATTTCCTGAATTTTCCGATACGGTGGCCTATCCCGCGCAGACGATCGAATTCTGGGCAAATCTTGGAACTCTTTTAGTTCTCCCCTCTATTTGGGGGAATTGTTGGGTTCAGGGAATGTCCCTCTACATCGCTCACCAAATGGTTTTGGCTTCTCAGAACGAAAAAATCGCACAAGCTGGTGGCGCACCGGGTACTTTCGGGGGAGTAGCGAATAATAAAACTGTCGGGGGAGCCTCTGTCGGATACGATTCTCAATCTACTTCAGTGAAAGACGCAGGGTTTTGGAATCTCACGAATTACGGGAAACAGTTTTTTACTCTAGTTAAAATTTTCGGAACTCGCCCAATTCAACTCACGGGTCAATGTGGTGGATTTTGGGGTAACAGATGAAAGCCTTAAAAGTCACTTTGGATCTCACTAAAAAGTTTAAAGAAAATCTTAAAGCACTTCAAGGGGAGGTGTTAGTTGGAATTCCTGAAGGTGATCCTGCACGAAAAGACGGTGATCCTATCAATAACGCTAGTCTTCTTGCCATCGCTAACTTTGGTAGTCCTGCTAACAATATTCCCGCGTGGCCGATAATGGAAATAGGTATTAAAAATGCAAAAGAAGAATTGGCAGAAGAATTCAAAAAAGCTGCCATCGGTGCGCTTTCTAAAGGCGTTGCTGCAATCTCCCAATACTATAACCGAGCGGGAATTATTGCATCTACCTCTATCAAGAAGGTCATCAATACTCAAGAAGATGTGCCTGAAGGACGGCCATTACCGGCTACTCTTGCGGCGAGAAAATCAAAAGGGGAAAAATATTGGCTCGTCACGGGGCAAATGCGAAACGCAATCACCTACGTCATAAAGGATAAACGCTGATGGCGAATATCGACGTACAGCAGCTAATGTGTGACCCTGATTTTGTTGACAAGGTAATCCTAGTTACGCGCACACCTACGGTTAATTTCTTAGGTGAAAACAATTTCAACGAGACAAATTTACCAACTTACGGGTCAGTACAACCCGCAAGTTTTAGACAGATTCAAAAAATCCCTGAGGCAATGAGAGTGGTCAATATGTCCAGTTTTTGGATTAATGGGACAATCGTCGCCACCGCTTCGGGGCAGTATTCGAGCATTCTCATTTTCAAAGGTGTGAGATATCAAGTCATGCAGGTCTTCGATTGGAGTCAATGGGGCCTTGGTTACACGGAAGGAATATGTGTAGGAGAGCGTCCAACTCTATGACAACGCCTCAACCCTATATCAAACCCGTTCCTAATGGTACACCACCTCTCCCCCGAGGTTTGTCTTTAACGCAGTTCATCCAAACTTTGTTCGTTGGAATTTCAGGACTCCCGGGGAGTCTAGTAAGACCTCTTTGGCAGCCCGAACCCCCGGAACAACCAGATATTAATGTCGATTGGATGGGGATAGGAATACAGGTAGTTTCTCCTAATATTTATCTCTTTATCGGGGTGAACGCAGTCAACGCGGTTCAGACTCAGAGACATGAACTTTTAGAAGTAACGTGTCATATCTACGGGCCGAACGCTATTGACACGGCGGGAATTATCGTGGATGGGTTCCAGATTCCAACGAATCTTTCGGCCCTCTTTTTAGCCAATATGGGGATGGTGGAAACGAGTACTCTTAGACACGTTCCTGATTTAATCAACGAACGGTGGTTCGATAGAATTATCTTAAGCGTTTTCTTGCGTCGAGAGATTCAACGCGTTTACCCGGTATTGACCATCACGTCAGCCAGTGGGACTATTTATATCCCGGATGCAAATTCAGTTTTACCTTTTGGGGTAGATGAAAATGTTTTATCAACTCAGGGTGGAAATCCAATAACGACCCAAAACGGGGAACCCATTAGTATTTAAGGAGAAGAAATCCAATGCGGTATATCATGATAGGTTTAGTTGGTCTGTTTTCCCATTCGGTCTTCGCAAATGACGTGATGTTTGGATCCCCCGCCTATATTACCGTGAGTACCACTTCCACAAACGCTTTAAAACAAAATGGGCTTAGGTCGTATTTGATTATCATGAACACTGGGTCAAATACGATGTTTGCTAGATTCGGAAATTCTAACCAGAACACCTCTGACGGAGTTCCTATCCCAGCGGGTGGAAATTATGAACCCGCTAAAGCACCATCCAATTCAGTATATTTAATTTCCCCGACAGGGAGTTTTGCTACTGTCATCGAGGGACAATAATATATATGCGTTTAAGTTTAATATTCATAGCCCTCGTTTTTGTGACGGGGGCTTTCGCCTTTTTAACGGGGAGTATTACGAGCCACGGATTAACTCCCTCTCCCACGGCAACAGCTAGTCCGACTCCTCCGCCTTTTACTCCGGCTAGTCTTTCGGGTTTGTCGCTCTGGCTTGATGCTTCGAATTCTCCTAGCATTACCAAGAACGGTTCTAATCAAGTCTCTCAGTGGAACGATTTAAGTGGCGGTAGCAATAATGCCACGCAAGGAACAACTGCCGCAAAACCAATTTATTCGGCAACATCTTTTAATAGTGCATTGCCTGGACTTACCACAAGCGGAACCGGGCAAGGAATGTCATTCCCAAACATAAATATTAACCTACCAACAATAGTAATGGTCGCCGAATTTGTCGGGTCATCACTGGGATTTTGGTTGTCTAATTCCAGCAACGGGAATTGGATTGGTTTTGGGCCGGCACAGTTAAACATTAATCAAGGTGCTAATTACGCATTTAAAGTAAGTCCAGGTCTTTCAACAGGAGTACCATATTTATTGGTCATACAGCCCAACACTACGACGACGGCAGCTGCCAGCTACAACGGAATTGCGGTAGCACCCCTTACTTCTGGAACTTTCTCGTCGTGGAACTTCGCATTCCTTTTCAACGAGGCGCTATTAGACGCTGGGTTTAGTGTTACACTTTCGGAAATAGAAATTTACAATAGGGCTCTTACCGCCCCTGAAATTACTCAGCTAAGCACTTATGAACATGCTAAATGGGGCTTTTAAAATGAAAATTTTAATTCTTTTAGTTTTTAGCCTTAGTCAAATAGGAAAATGCAAATGAATCACCTAGTTCAACATATCCACAAAACGGACCTAAACTCTGACAACACGCTCCATGTGATTGGTGTCATTGAGAATCCAATGCGGTATCAATCGCGTATTCGACTCTTTAGGGAGTGGTATGCAGCGATGTTGAAAACGCCAAACGTAAAAGTCTACGTTGTAGAAACTGCTTACGGGGATAGGCGTTTTGAAGTAACGGAAAAGGATAACCCGCAGCATCTTCAGCTTCACTCCCACCAGCCTATATGGCACAAGGAAAATATGATTAACCTAGGGGTTAAGCACCTTCTCCCCCTTGATTGGAAATATGTCTCCTGGTGCGATGCGGACGTGTTCTTTGACCATGAAGGATGGGCATTGGAATCCCTTCATCAAATGCAGGACTATTCCCTCATCCAGCCGTGGAGCGATTGTCTGGACCTTGGATTTACAGGCCGGGTCCTTCAAACATTCAAATCATTATGCTATCAGCATCAATTAGGTGTCCCAAAACAAATGCACCCCTCTCAACCGTATCAATATGCACACAGTGGTTTTGCGTGGTGTGCTAGAAGAGATTTCTGGGAGGCGGTAGGTGGCCTGATGGATTTTGCTATCCTTGGAAGTGCTGACCACCATATGGCTTTTGCTTCAATTGGTGAAGTGATGAACACTATACACAAGGGGATGAATAAAAACTTCTTTACTCTTTGCGGTCAATGGCAGGATAAGGCCTTCAGGCACACAAATGGACAATTAGGTTATGTACCTGGGTTTTTGAAGCACAAATTTCATGGCCCTAAAGCTAGAAGGAAATACCGCGAACGTTGGGAGATTTTGGTTCATGACCACTATGACCCGATTGGAAACTTGGTTCACGACACACAAGGCCTTACAAAAGTGATTGGAAACCATAAACTGATAAATGACTGCAGAAAGTATATGCTTCATCGGCAGGAAGATTCGATAGAGGACTATTAAAGATGAAACTACTAATATTAGCACTTATTGTGATTTTCACTAATATTGCTGGTGCCGACCAAAAGCAGGCGGATAAATGGTATGCGGAGGTGAATGGTGACGGAACCTGTTCAGATTACGATAACTACAGCGCAGGCAAATACGTGTCTTGTTTTCTTGCTGAGCGTAGGGCTAATAATTTTGGCCGTTCCTTTGATACTCCACTTAAAATGGCGCATATCACAGATAAGGCAATCCAAGGAATAATGAAGATTGCCGCCTGGAACTTAGGTGCCAGAGGATTTGAGGAAGAGGCAATACAATTAGAGCAGGAGATGGTTTACCATGAAGGGGAAATCGAAAGGATTATTTCTCGAAAGGGCTATGACATCGGGGATTTCAAGCCGTTGTCGAGTTGGCTTGCGGGGGCTTACAGTAAAATCGAGCACCTGCTTGGATATGAAGTATGTTATGCCCTTCGTTTATCCGATATCAAAACGATTAATTACGCACTGCCAATTTGCTTTAACCCGTGTCCTACAGGATTGGGAGAATTCACAGCGCATTTCTGCGGGGATGCTCACGTACACCCAAGTAAGCCAAATCATTACCGGGGGCTGGCACCAGTGGTGTCGTACTGGGTTACAGACATAACTTGTTCGATTTCAACGTTCGGTGCCGGGTGGGCCTTCGTTTGTGGGCCACTGAGCATGGTCGTCGAGAGATTTGTAGACTGGAAGATTGCTCCGGCATTGGCGCCTAGGATTTTTGAAAGGGTTTGTAAATGAGTGATGAAGTAAAATGTCCGGATTGTAACGAAACCTTGAAATTCAATCCACCAACACAGACAGTTTACTGTCCGAATTGTTTTAAAGTATTCACTACTAGCTAGGAGATGAAATGACTCAAACCGAATCGTACAAAGTTCTCCCATCTGGTGATATTGAATCCTTGTCGATTGGAAGGTTGCCCCTTATATAGGTCCAAAAATATTTGACAAAGCCTGTAATGAACAGGCGAACCACCAACCCAAGAGATTATGGGAATTGGCCAAGGAGATAAAATGAGCACACAAATTGAGAAATACAAGATTAACGGTTCTGGGCTCCTCGAAGGTGGCAACATCGAGTACAAAGTCGACTTAGACAGTGGTGTCGTTACCTGCGATGGCAGTGTGAAAGTCGGAGTTGGATTTTTTGCCAAGACTGAACCAATCTTGGCTAGCTACACCATTCCCCCTTCGGATTTGCTTTCCCCTGCAGCGAGCGCCGTTGGCAAGGTAGTCGACATTGGTCCCGCGCACATGACCGTCACTCACGTCGATGGGAACGTGGCAACGGTATCCGTAGTACTTGATGGATTAGGAACTGGAACTGCGTGCCTAGACATCAGCAACCAATACCTCAAACTGATTTCCATGAATGCAAACTTAAAATACTCTGGCGTGTCAGTAACAGCCAGCTTACAAAGGACATAAAAAATGAAAAGCCCACTTCTTGTTACTCTCATTCTCCTCGGCCTAATCGCTACTCGGGGAAACGCAATGTCCGGTTGCTCTGCCATCAAAGCACCTCTCTGCGGTGCTGTCACAGGACTTAGCCAGGACTTAGCGACTACCGTTTCCAATGCCTGTTCTTGTAATCAGACTGCGGTAGCGGCGTCATTCTTCTCGGTGCTAAATGTGGCCGGGACTTGTACTGTAGGGGGGCCGATTGCAAGCCTTATTTGCCCCTCGGCGGTTGATGCAATTAGCGCATTCGTGTCTTCAAGACTTAACCAATCGAGTTGGCAATGTACTGGATTTTCAAATCCAACTTGTGGTGGTGGATTAATGGCGGCATTGCAAGCGGCATGCCTTGTGATTCCGGTAGCGCATTTGAAATAAAAAACGACTCGTTTTTTAAACCCATCCAAAAAGGAAATTCCACACTGCTTGATACCAGGGAATTACGGGTTTTTGAGTAAAAAAAAACTTGCTTCCACTCCAATTGAGCAGCAGCCGTAGGCTATCCAAAAATAGCCGTTGATTCCAAAGTCCGTGCCCCAACTATTTTTACAAAGCCATGCCTGTTTTTCATCGTCGTAACCGCAAAGCATAACCGCATGATTTGGGGATTGATTAGGAACGTCGTCGTTAAAGACTCCTGAAACGTATTGCTCAAATTCATTGCTAGCGTACATCACGGTAGCAAGCGGTCCGTATTTCACAAGGGCAGTCTTTAAATCCTGTGTGGTGGGGCTAGCTGAACCATTACCCGTATAGGCCCATCCAAAGGAGCTAGAGGCTATCGTAAAGGGCTGCAAATCCTCGTCTACTGCTTTGTAGGGATAACTCGCTAACGTAGGTGCACCTTTAGGGGAAGTGGCGAATTGTGACACATCTAGCCAGCCCCCTTCTACTCCGTCACCGCTGGCGTCCATGAAATATTGCGGGGAGAGAACTCCATTTCCTTTTCCGGCGATTAAAAGTTGATCAGTCAAGCATCCCGCAACAGAGAATGCATAGCAGCAACCGGCTTGTCCTTGATCTAGAGCGGGGCTGATTTTAGAACGGTAATCTAGGCTTGTTGGGATGGATAAAATTTCCTCTCGAGTGGAATACCTAAGACCCGTCACGGGTTTCCACTTCAGTCCTTTTCCCCGAGTCGTCGAATATTGTTTTACCGTGTAAGTTTTCATTTTCCTCCCCTTTTGAGATACAATACTAGCACACCATGAAAACAAATTCGAATTTCAAAAAGCTATTTGGTTTTGCTTTTGTAACGCTTGTTTCCATAAATGGGTGGTTTGCTTCCCGAATGATCACATCTTTTGATGACGCACTTACTCAAACCGCGCACCAAATATCTCGTCAAAGTCGAGAAATTGCAAAACTTCAGGTTGCCGTAGAAGATTTGAAAGAATTGGTGCAAAATAGAAACGAAGCAGCTAACAAAAGGAGCGCTAATGGATTCCAATCTAAAAGCAGTATTAAAAGGGGTTTCGGACCTAGCCCTTGCGATCAGCCAAATCAGTCAGGGTTCATTATTAGTCGTGCTTCCGGAATTGCCGACGTTAGCCGTCGACGCCGCCGCCATCATGTCAGCCGCTCCCTTAATCGTGTCCGAGTATGAAAATCTCTCAGATAGCGATAGGGCGGACCTGCTTAGTTTCATCTCTTCTTCCGAGAATTTTCCAGCCAATCTGAGTGTTCAAGACTACCTACAAAAAGTGCTTGACGCTGCAGTGGCATTATCTGCTTTGGTGCAGGTCATCAAAAAATAAAAATTCAACTCCTCGGTCGAAGATAAGGAGGGGGCTATGATTCTTCCTTTTTGGCTACAGATGATCTTAGCCCCCCTTAATATTTCACCACCGATTAAAATCGCCGTGGAAGGGGCTTATGTGGTTTGGAAAGAACTACCGTTTCTTAGGCAAATCTGGGCTATGTGGCATTTTAAAAAAGCGGTGGTTGCAGCTGTTAGAACGGATCATCCTTTACCTCTTGAAAAATTCTCTGAGAGATTTGGCTCGTCAGTGGGAAATGCTCCACAGATTAAAGAGGAACAATGACAATCGAACAGATAAACAATCACCAGTTGATAGCCACCAAAGAGCAGATAGAAAATATGACGGGTCTTGCTGGACTAGTAACTCAACTAGAACAGTCTTTCGGAAAACCTTTCCAAGTAACCAGTGGATTAAGGACTCCACAACTTCAGATGCAGATAAATCCCAGTATTAAAAAATCGGCCCATTTAACCGGGGAGGCGGTAGATGTTTCTGATTCGGATGGTAAAATCTACGATTTTTGTATATCTAACGTTGATATCCTTATTCGCTTGGGTTTGTATCTTGAGTCTCGTACTTATACTCCACGATGGGCTCACATAACTTGCAGAGCCCCCGCAAGTGGGAATCGTTTTTTTATCCCGTGAAAAAACAATATAAAGCCTATCTTTGGATCTCCCCCCAATGTAAGCACATTTGTTGGATAGATGAGAACGAAAACGAGGGGGAAGATTTAATCCCAAAAGCGGTTATCTGGAATAATACTTATTTCGTTTTGAGTTTCGCTCTTAATACAAAAGGAAAAATCACTGCATTAATATATCGCCCGAGGGACGAAGTCTAATTTTTTCTCGCCAATTTTTCGAGTCCCCCACAACATTCACGTTGAGAGATTTAAAATTACCAAGATGGCCAAAGAGTAGGTGGCAGTTAACGCCATCTTTATTATTCTCGCAAAGAGTAATGAGATTTGTCGGGTCGAGTTCTAAATTCGGAGTAAGGTGAAAAGGTTTTATATGGTGAACTTCTAGTTTTTTATTTCCTTCACAAACTAAGCAGAATGGATTTTTTAGAAGAAACGCTTTACGTACCGATGGCCAACGCGAGGATCGGCACGCACCGTGGTTTTTTTCCGATTCAATTGAGGGCATGAATTAATGGTACCACAAAAGAGAAAAATGACTTAATATAAGTATTGACGAGATGCTCCCGTTCGAGGAGCATTTCCATGGTTAGGAAAAGAACTCTCCACTTTAAAAACAAAGGGAAAACAATATGTCACAAGGACTTTCCGTATCGAACTTAGTTAACGTCACGGTGAGTCTAACCCCTAGTGGAGTCGCAGAACTTACTTTCGGCGTTTTGATGATAGCCGGTGATTCCAATGTGATAAATGGAACTCAGCGTTTTCGTTCTTATACGGCAATCGGAGCAGTTGCGACAGACTTTGGAATCACAGCACCTGAATATCTCGCCGCTCAACTCTTTTTCTCTCAGTCTCCTCAACCCGCGCAGTGCATGGTGGGAAGGTGGATCGCGGCCAATACCGCAGCTTTAAATGATGGTGGAATTCTTTCCTCGACGCAGCAGACTTTAGCCCTCTGGACTGCAATTGCCTCTGGCGGTTTTGACATGACAATCGATGGTGCCGCTCTCACCGTCACCGGCCTTAATTTCACGGCCCAAACCAATTTGAATGGTGTCGCTTCAGTCATTACGGCGGGAATCACTTCTGCCGGCGGAACGGCCACGTGCACCTGGAATGGAACGAATTTCGTTATCACATCCGGCACCACGGGATTAGGACTTCAGGCAACGGGGACCGTGACTTTTACAGGCACTACGACTGCCAATGACACTTTGACTCTAAACGGAAGAACAATCACTTTCGTTTCCTCGGCACCTTCTACCCATCAAGTTTTGATTGGAGCGACTTCCGCCGCGACTGCTGCGAATCTTCAACTTTATTTGAATGCAAATGCCGCAGCCGATTCTGATTTAAACGTCGCGACTTATTCCACTCTTCTCTCCGTTTTGACTATCACCTACGGGGTAGTAGGGACGGCCGGAAATAGTTTTGCGATGTCGAAATCGAGTACCAATATCACTCTCTCTGCTGCCGATTTGGCTGGTGGAACGGTGTCGTCTTCGGTCGGTTTTGCCACTTCTCCTGCATCGGGGACTGATATCTCGACAATGCTTCAAATGACTTCTGGTCTTGCGCAAGCCTTGGTGCCTGCATTCAATTCTGAATCTCCGGCAGCTTGCGCTTCTGCTTTGGCTAATGCCTCATCGACTTGGTACGGGTTAATGTTTGCCGCATTGACGTCCATCACCGATACCCAATACGTGGCAGTGGCCGCGTTTATCCAAGCGCAAACGATTACTCGGTTGTTTGGTGCGACGACTCAAGAGACGGGTGCTTTGAGTTCTCTAGTCACAAACGATTTAGGATCACAACTTCAGGCATTGGGTTACTCGCAATCATTCACTCAGTACTCGAGTACGAACCCCTATGCGGTAGCTTCTCTTTTTGGAAGAGCTTTTAGTGTGAATTTCCAAGGGACATCTACAACCATTTGCTTGATGTTCAAACAAGAACCTGGGGTCACAGCAGAAGTTCTCACTCCCGCGCAGGCGACGACATTACAGGCGAAAAACATCAACGTATTCGTCGCCTATGTGAACGGAACTTTTATCATCCAATTCGGTGTGGTTGCGAACGGTCAATATATTGACACCATTCAGGGTGTTGATTGGTTGCAAAACGCGATTCAGACTGCTGTTTTCAATGTCCTCTATACGACAACAACCAAGATCCCACAAACGGATGCGGGCGTTACTCAAATCACTAACAGTATCGGAGCTGCCTGTAATGAGGGTGTGGAAAACGGTCTTATCGCGGGTGGAACGTGGAACGGTCCTTCATTCGGACAAATTACTACGGGCCAGTATTTGAAAACTGGATTTTATATCTACGCTCAAAGTGTGGCGCTTCAACCGCAGGCTAATAGAGCGGCAAGAATTTGTCCTCCAATTCAAGTAGCTGTTAAATTGGCCGGTGCAATTCAAGAAGTTTTGATAGCGGTTAACGTAAATCAGTGAAATATTTTAATTAAGGAGAAATAATTATGGTTTATAGCTTCCTCAACGTTAACTGCACTATTGCGGGACCTGGTGGAATTGTTAATTTAGGGGCTGGAGCCGCTGTAGCAGAAGAGGGTATTGATATAGACCCTGTCGAAGATAAAAACACAATGGTTATAGGAGCTGATGGACAGGGGCAACATTCCCTTATCGCATCCGACGCAGTGAAACTTGCCGTGAGACTTCTGAAAACGTCTCCAGCTAATCAGGCGCTTCAAATCATGTATGACGCTCAGAGCATTTCTTCAGCGCTTTGGGGTATAAACACAATCACGGTAGTCGATTCTGGAAGAAATGATATAACCGTTGTTCAAAATGTTGCATTCCAAAAACGAGTGAAACTCGTATACGCTAAAGAAGGCGGAATGAACGAATGGCTTTTTGATGGAATTTCGGCTAATACCATTTTAGGATCAGGAACATAATAAGGTGAGCAATGGAAACAGAGTTCGAAATCAATGGGCGGAAATTCAAACTAAATAAAATAGACGCATTCAAACAAACACACATCCTTAAAAGAATGGCCCCAATTCTTTCTGAATTGGTTCCGCATTTAAAAGAAATAAGTAAAGACGCTAAAGAACCAGAAAAAATAACAGAAGCAGATAGCTGGGTCATGTTGTCAAAATTGCTTGGCCCAGCAATGACCGGGCTTTCTAAATTATCAGATGCTGATTCTGATTTCGTTCTACACAACCTTTTAGCCTCAGTTGAAGTGCAGCAATCCTCTGGTAATTGGGCTAAGGTCTCGACTCCAACTATGTTAATGATGCAGGATTTAGAATTACCTATGATTACTCAGATTGCTAGCAAAGCATTTATGTTCAATTGTTCTGGTTTTTTTTTCGTTCCAGCTCAAAAATAAACGGATGGATTGGTATTGAATCCAAGAATCCGGTAGATTGGGTAATACTGGGAGACGGTGAAGATTGGTTACTGAGGCCAGTACTGGAAGGGTTGTGCAAGTTTGAGAGTTTAATCGATTGTACCTTAGACCTTGAACACATAGCTAAAATGAATGACGCTTTAGATGTGAAAGCAGAAAATGAAAGACGTTACTCGAAAGCTAATCCACAATGAACCCAGAAGTCATAAAATCCTTTCTCGTTAATTTAGGCTTCGATGTAGATGAAAAATCCCTTGCTGCATTCGTAAAATCAATTGCCGTTGCCTCAGCGAAAGTAACCGCACTAGCAGTTTCCATAGAAGCCACTGCCGGAATCATCGCAAAAGGTATAACCAATATTTCTTCAGATTTTGAAGAATTGGGATATCAATACAGAATTATTACTCCAGCAATAAACAAAGCCATCATTCTAAGAAGAGAGCTTTTTAAGGCTTATGGGGCCGCTGGAATAAATATTCAAAGAACTGTTTTGTCTGCACTTAGGCTCAATATGAGTCTCACCAAAACAAAGTATGCATTAGATGCTATTTATAAATCTGTCGGCGCTAAGTTTTTCGGATTAATCACTAAACAATCTGACAACTTTAGAAAAATACTTTATGGAAACATGCCCAAGATACAATCTATTCTTGAGCATTTAGTAAACTTTATTTTCAAAATGGTGGACTCATTTACGCAGCTATTCCTAAGGTTGTGGAAACTATTTTCTAGCGTTTATGACTACCTTGTAAGGTTTAATAAGTCATTAGATGGGTTGCCGTTGAAAGTTGCCGCTATAGGACTAGCTTGGAAAATACTAAATGGGGTATTTGAAAAATCACCACTAGGAAAACTAATTCTGGCAATCGGAACTATTATTTCATTATGGGATGATTTTAAAGTATGGGAAAAAGTAGGGAAAGGGCCAAAAGGATCTTTCTTTGATTGGTCAAGTTTCGTTCCCACTATTTATGCTGTTAGAGACGCAATAAAATCAGTATCAAAAGTTATCCAGGATTTATGGGCTGTAATTAAAGATGTGGGTCAGAGCATAAATTTATATTTTAATGGAATCGGCGATTCATGGAAAAAACCACTGGTAAAGGCGGGTTTTGAATTATCAAAATGGATGAAAGATCTATCTGAGGCAAGTAAAAAAGAAATGCTTTCCGTTTTAGATTTAGGGAAATGGTCTTGGTCTACCGGCGGACATCTTATTGAAAATATGTTTGATAATATTTGGAAGAACATAGAAGCCACACCAGGAATGACCACACCGGGAAGGGGTGAAAGTGGCGGTCCCGGCTTAGGAGTTCCGCCTCTTTTTAGCCCTAAAGGTGGTTCTAATTCAAAAACAAATAACCTCCACTCACAAACTAACATATATACCCAGCCTGGAGCCGATGCTCAAACTATCGGCAGGGTATCTGGAGACACCACAAAAACAAATTTCACTCTTGTTGCTAATATGCAAAATAATATTGGTGCTGGAGTCATAGCATGAGTAATTTTGAAAGCGCAGCCGCCTTAGTGCCGGTGACTCTTAGTGGTATTTTTGTAAATAAGCGTATCATCGATGACATAGAAATAAGCGTTATAATTCAAGAAGAAACTAACGACCAACTTACAATTACTAAACAACCTGTTCAAACAGGCGCTGCCATCACCGACCATGCTTTTAAAGAACCTACCGTTCTTAGAATGACAATACTTCAGCAGCCTAGTTTGTTATCCAGCTTCACAAATATTTTTGCAGGAGCTGGAGAATCAGCATTAGCACAGCTTTACCAACAGTTTTTGGATTTGCAGAGCGATAGAACTCCCTTCACCGTTACTACTCTTAAACGAATATACCCAAATATGCTCATGGCCGGGTTAAGATGCGTTACTGATAAGACAACGGAAAATATCCTATCGCTAGATATAACCCTTCAACAGGTCATATTTGTCTCAATTAATACTGGTCAAATATCAGCATCTCAACAATTAAACCCGGCATCAAATCAAGGAATTCAAAACACTGGAAGCCCCTCTCTTATTAATACTGGCGCGCAAGGAGTCAGCGCGCTATTTAAAGGTGGCGGATAATCATGAATTGGTTTTTGATTCAGTTACAAAACTACGCTACTAGTTTTCAAATAGTCCTTGCTGGCGTTAGTTATCAGATGACTGTTTACTGGAATGACGCACCAGACGGAGGATGGGAATTTGATTTAGGGGATCCGGCTACCGGATTGGAAATCGCAGCAGGGTTACCATTCATCACAGGAGCAGATTGCCTAGCCGGTCTTGGTTATTTGGGAATTGGGGGGTCATTATATATCTATACTAATGGGATGCCAGATGCAGTTCCAACCTATGACAACCTAGGAATAGATTCTAATTTATATTTCGTGGTGTCAACATGAGCCCTAATCCGGGAGTTCAATTCAGTAGGTATTGTAAACTTCTGGTTTCTACCGATGCGGGTCAGGTTGTAGATTTATCAGAGTTTAGGATCGTATTTTCAATTAAACGTTCCAACTCTCAGACACCGAATGCGGCAGATATTAGGATTTACAATCTCGCCCCCGATACCGCCCTTTCATTAGCCAACACTACAGTATTCACAACAGTCCAGCTTCAGGCGGGATATGTAGGAAATACTGGAACCATCTTTCAAGGTGATATAAAACAAGTAATTGTTGGCAGAGAAAGCGCTACCGATACTTTTATTGAAATAATTGCGGGAGACGGGCACCTTGCTTATAATTATGCAGTTATTAGTCAGCCGCTTCCAGCAAACACAACATCACAAGCTGATATCGCGGCTTGTATTAAAAGTTTATCCGATTACGGTGTTATGGCCAGCGGAAACGTTACTGTAACTCAAGCTAGAGCAAGGTATCGGGCTAAAGTACTTTTTGGGCAGACAAAAAAATGTTTAAGAGATGTGACGCAAACAACAGGAAGCCCTTGGTCAATTCAAAACGAGAAATTAGTTTTTGTTCCTACTAAATCTTTCTTACCTGGCGAAGTAATAATAATAAATAGCGAAACAGGAATGGTTGGTTCACCACAGCAAACTCTAGAGGGAATAAACTTTAAATGTCTTTTAAACCCAAATTTGCAAATCTCCAGAAAAGTACAATTGAATCAGAATTCTATTCAGAGATTAGCTATTAATCTATCTGCACCAGGAACGGCGGCATCTATTCCCGCTCCTATAAATACTGATGGGGTGTATTACGTATCAGTCGCAGAGCATGTCGGAGACACCAGGGGAGTTGAATGGTATACGAATGTAATAACTCTTTTTATTGATCCGTCTCTCCCTATGCAAAATTCAATTCCGGTTACTTATGAACAATAACGTACAACTTTTAAATGATATTGAGGAGACGGCTCGCCAGATTCTTGACGGCAGACAAACCGATATCTGGACAGCTATACCGGGGATTGTTCAATCTGTTAATTTTTCAAAAATGACATGCACTGTTCAACCCTCGATAGCTCTCACCACGACCGATGATGAGGGGAATACAACCCCATTTCCACTGCCTCTTTTGCAAGATGTCCCAATCATTTTTCCTCAGGCGGGGGGGTTCCTTATAACGATGCCGCTGCCTGCCGGAAGTGAAGTATTAGTGATAATTGCCTCCAGATGTATCGACGCATGGTGGCAGTTAGGCGGAATAAATAACCCTGCTATGGAATCAAGAATGCATGACCTATCTGACGGTTTTGCAATTCCGGGGCCCATGTCAGTCCCAAATGCAGCATTACAGGGAACAGTTTCTTCCTCTAATCTCCAAATACGAAATACTTTAGGAACAACATATGTTGAAATTACTGCGGCGGGCGGTATAAACTTAGTTAGCCCAACGGCAATAAATGTAACAGCTCCGGCGGTTGGTATTATAGGAGCGGTAACAATTACTGGTGCATTAGTCGCCACAACCGTTGAAGGTGGTACTGTGCCGTTAACGACACACACACACGCGGTAACTACAGCTCCAGGAACGACGGGGGTTCCATCATGAAAGTAAGATCACTCAGTGCAACCGGGGATTATACTTTCGGCAATTCATTGCTGAATTTCTATATTAATGTACCGGCAGCTCCTGGACAGGTAGTAGGAACTTCCTTGCGTCTTTTTCTTGGGGAATGGTACTTGAATACCGCATTGGGAACTCCGTATTTTCTAGGTATTTTAGGAAAATATTCACAAGCGATAGCTGATAGAAATATTCAGAATACAATATTGTCTGCCCAAGGAGTATTAAATATTGCCTCTTATGCTAGTTCCATAAATTCAACCACCAGATTATATTCAGCCACAGCGGTAATCAATACTGTGTATGGCCAAACCGTACTTTCAATTTCTCAAAATCCTAATAATGGTATCATTGTAATACCCGTTTTAATTCCCGAATTAATCACTCAAGACGGATTTTTCATTACAACTCAGAATGGGGAGAACCTAAAAACATGAAATTTTTAATCGTCCTTCTTTTTTCAAGTCTTTGTTTGGCGGAAGTTCCAATAACTAATCTCCCCTCATTTACGGGAAGTCAGGTGGGGTCATTAGATGTGGTTCCTTTCGTAAATCAGGCTTCTAATACGACGGGGCAAATTTTACTTTCTCAGTGGTATCAAATCCCATCTCTAAACGCCCCGGCGTTTTTAGGTGCCTTATCCGCCCCGTCTGGAACTTTTACGGGGATAGTGACTTCTCCCTCTGGAGTTTTTACCAATATTACTTTTTTAAGGGTACCCACATCCGCTTACACCAATTGCGGTTCTATCTCCGGTGCTAAGGGATGTGTTCCGGTTATTATTGATGGGGTTGCACAAAAACTACCTTATTTCTAAGAGGTCTTATGCCGCCTACTAGTATTGCCACTCTTTGCTATATTGACGCGACAGGATATCATTACCCGGATTACCCAACTACTCTCGCGTGGTTGACCTCTCAATATCAAAGTATTTACGGAGTCGATGTTTATTTAGGAGCCGATTCTCAAGACGGGCAACTACTCGCCATATTCGTGCAAGCTCTTTACGATACGATGGCGCAAGGGGCATCGACCTATAATTCTTTTTCGCCCCTCTCAGCTCAAGGGGTGGGACTTTCAAGACTTGTAGCAATAAATGGGCTAACCCGTCTCTCCGCTTCCTATTCCACAGTGACCCTAACCATCACGGGAACTTACGGGACCGTCATCACAAATGGCGTTGCTGCGGATGTCTTAAATCAGCAATGGCTTTTGCCTGCATCAGTTACGATCCCTTTCGGTGGAACGATTGACGTCTTAGCCGTTGCCGCAAATATTGGATCCGTATTCGCCGATTTAAATACTATCACTACCCTTTTCACACCCACTAATGGATGGCAGACGGTGAATAACGCCGCAGCGGCAACTCCGGGGGCTGCTGTAGAATCCGACGCGGCTTTACGGATTCGGCAATCTATTTCGACTCAGCTTCCAGCACAAACCGTTTTTGATGCAACTCTTGGAGCCGTGGCAAATGTCGCAGGCGTAACGAAGGTTGCTGGATGGGAAAACCAAACGAGTAGCGCAAACTATTTGGGCCAAGAATTACCGGCGCACAGTATTAACGTGACTACCGTTGGTGGTGCCACATTAGATATTTGCAATGCAATAGTCGCTAAGAAAACTCCAGGCACCAATACCTCGGGAAACACCGGCCCCACTCTTTGTTACGATGCTGCGGGTATGCCTATAGATATTTACTATTCAATAGCAGTGACGGCAGAAATCCAAGTCGTTGTCACTCTAACGCCTCTTCCGGGATGGTCATCCAATTTTTCACCTTTGATTCAAGAAGCGGTTGCAGCCTATATCAACGCTCTCCCAATAGGATCGGCCCTTCTTTTCAACCAACTTTTTGTACCTGCATATCTATTTGGTACTTCTGCCGCTGGGACTTTTACTATCACAGCAATTACCACCGGCTTAAATGGTGGTGGACAATCCACGGATCCGATTACGCTTCAAGTTGGAATGCAAGGATCAGGTCCCACCCAAGGAGCGCAAAACCCGGTTTGTAATGGTGCCACTGGAGGCGATGTCCTGGTGACTGTAAGCTAATGCAAATCCAAGACTACCTAAATTTAATTCCCTCTTCTAATGCGCAACAGCCGAATTTTATTGCGACCATTTCCGCAGTCGTATCCCCTTGTGTTCAAGTTCAAAATTTACTTCAGGCGATGATTCCTCTTTTTGATTTATCCACCCCACCCGTAGGGAATCAATTAGATATTATCGGCCAATGGGTTGGTGTCACTCGAAACGTCGCCATTATAACCAATATCTTTTTTTCATGGGATGATGGACAAGCTTTGGGGTGGGATTATGGATCATGGGCACCAAATCCACCACCTACTCAAATCACATCTTTGCCCGATGACGCTTATCTCACTTTGATACTCGCTAAAATCGCTTCAAATAATTGGGACGGAACTACCAACGGAGCTTATGCAATTTGGAATGAACTTTTAGCTGGTCAAGGGATTACGATCTTAATTCAAGACTACCAAAATATGTCCTACTCTTTAGGCATTCAAGGTGCGACAATTCCTACTTTAACCTTAGCTTTAATCACGGCTGGGTACATTGATTTAAGACCTGAAGGGGTGGAAATAATAGACTACTTTTCAGGTCCGGGGCCGTTTTTTGCGTGGGATGTGGCAGCGGGACCAAATTTAGCCGGATGGGATTCAGGAAATTGGGCGACTGTAACGCCTGCAACTTAAGGAGACTCTATGTCTGTAGCAAATGATTTTCAACCCGTTGCAATTGGGATAGGTGCTAATGTCGAATCTCAGGCGACGTATCTTACTGATCCGGCACTCTCTTTAGGGCAGCAGCCGGGGATCGCATCAAGCGCTTTCAATAACAAAGCTATTAGGCAAGCGTCTTTTGTCGCAAGCTCTTTAGCGCAATTTATAGCGAATCAAACCGGTGTGAGCGCTTCGGATAACGGCGTATCGGCGCAGTTCCTGGCACAACTTCAAGCGGCGATTCAAATAATGCCACCCGTAATAAATGCTTATACTGCAACAGGTGCAGGGACTTGGAATGCCACTTATTATTTTTTCATCTCTCAATATACAGTGGCACCGACTGCGGGAGCGACGTACACAAATAACGGGGTGACGTACACCGTTTCAGTAACGGTAACCGGAACTGTTTTTCAAGCAACCGGTAATGGTGCACCCACTACTTCAGGTACTTTAACTAAAGCCTCAGGGACGGGGGATTCAACTATCACTTTCTATTCGGTTAGGGCGCCTTTATTTCTTAAGGTTACTCTAGTTGGTGGTGGTGGAGCCGGAGCCGGGAGTACATCTTCTGGGGCTGCCACTACTTTCGGAACCGCGTTATTAAGTGCTGGGGGTGGAGCTTATGGAACAGGATCTACTGATACTGGTGGAGCCGGAGGAACTTCCTCATTAGGTAGTGGTCCTACCGGTGTAGCTTTAACCGGTGCGGCAGGCGGAACCGCATCAGACGCAGTTCTTATCGCAGGAGGCGCTGGTGGATCTTCAGTATTCGGCGGTGCTGGAGGAGGAGGTTTTGCTGGGGCAAGTCCATCAAACGGTGGATCCGCTGCTGCAAACACCGGAAGTGGAGGAGGAGGGTTAGGTTCATCAACTTCTGTTGCAGGAAGTTCCGGAGGTGGTGCAGGTGGCTTTGTGTGTGCTTTTATCACTACCGTACTTTCAACTTATGCCTTTGTAATAGGAACCGGCGGAACTGGGGGAAGTGGTGGAGGATCAGGTGGGTCGGGGGTAGCATTTGTAGAAGAATATTTCCAGTAAGGAGACTTTATGCCAGTAGGACAACTTTTTAATAACCAAACGACGTTCTCTTTATTTTTAGGCGACGCTGTTACGATGAATTTGTCTCTTATTCAAGATGCACCAAATAACGGGGTGCCGGTGGATTTAACTTCTTGCACTGAAATTGGGGTATTTCTCCCCAATGCCGATGGGACAATATCAGAACTCACCCTATCCGGTGGGGCGGTAGTGGTAACTTCTCCGGCAGTTTTGGGGCAATTTACGGTTTCGATCTCAACCGCTGTTTCTCTTCTTTTAAATGAAGGGGTGAATCAGACTTTCTCTGTGACCTTTACGATCGGAGCGAACACTTTCACCATTCCTTATTCTCAAGCCCTATCAGTCTACGAAGTGGTTTGAAGTTCATCCACGGCTTTGAGGCAGTCTATGGCTATCGTCTGCCCACGGGTTCGTTCATTTCTCCAACTCCTCGATGCGGGATAGGGCTTTATTGATTTCGTCCATTGCACATAGGATATCGCCGGTTTTCATAAAAGGTTTTCGTGGGTCAATTTGGCGCGCACAAAGTGTTACTGCTTTTCTAGCAACCTCCTTCGCCACTTCCAGTTGCTCTAACATTTTGAGTATGCGGGCGGGGGAGAATGTGTTTATAAATTTAGCATCTGCATTTGCGTAAGCTATACTTCCACTACACATCCAAGGCACTGTTTCATACGGCGCAGGCGTCGCGCTTTCAGCTATCTTTCGAAGTTCTTCTATCGTCATTTCGCCACCGCCTGAATAAACATCCCCGCGAAAGCTATCGCCTGGCCAACCATGAAAATACAGAATCCTAGGTCTCGCATTGTCATTTTATTCTCCTAAGCTGCGGGCTTGGGGACAGCGAACGATAATGGTCTTGCACCATTCCTACCTTCGTCTTTCGAAGGTGTGCTACTCACCCCTTGGTCGCACCAAGAACCATTCGCACCACACTCATCGTCCGGCAGTGCCTCTAGAGTCTGCCGCCGCAGCTAAAATCATTTCCCAGTCTCCTTATCCAAAATTCTAACCGCTTCCTAATGTGCCAGTGGTCAACTTCCCGTTTCGCTATCTCAATCGCATTCATAATTCATACCGATCATGATACAAAAAAGAGGACTGACCCCCACCATCGAATCGGTGAATAACCCACAAATAAGAAAACCCAAAACCCCGTAACGGTAAATCGATTCTTTTCGTATCGATTTGCAAACTATCCACCCTAAAGGGATAAGAGACAAAACCCCCATCGCGTGAGCGATTTGAAGATACATATTATGAGGTCTATCGACTAAAGTCCCTTTAGGCCAGAGGTTTACCGTTTCAACTAGTTTTTGGGGAAAATCTAAAATGAACGTAGCGGGACCGTGACCTAAGAGATTAATTAAGGGCAAGGTGTTTTCCCAGATAAAAAATCGATCACTACCACCCCAAGTAAAAAGTCTGGGCAATATGACGGGATAAAAACAAATCACTAAAACTAAAAGACTTGGCCCCACCCATCTCCATGCTTTTAACGGAAGGGTGAGAAGAATGGCTATCCAAGACGCACGTGAACCACAACCTGCAGAGAGGGCTGCCAAAATTCCTGCAGCATAATAATTTGGAACCCTAATGAAATAGGGAAATAAAAGAGCACAAAAAAGACCCAAGTGATTCGGGTTTGCTAAAGACATGTAGAAAGGAAGTCTACCGTAACTTGAAAGTGTAGCCCCTGAGAGCCCACTTAAATAATGAATTGGTGGAAAAAGGAGATAGTTTTTAAATAGGAGTTGAATCACGGCTAGAAACCCCATTCCATAAACCGCTAAAGATGCCGCTTCTTCAAACATCAAATCGGGAAAATCCGCCGCTACGGTGAATAGGATACAGTAGCAAAGGAAGCTGACGGCACCTTCAGAGTAGTTTGGCATTCCCCACATACTGAGATACAAGTCCGGCGAATGTATTGTCGCAAACAATAGAAACCCAAGAAATAAGACGATAGGAGAAGGCAAACGGCGACGAATAGAGAAAAGAGCAAGAAAGGAGAGAACCCAAAGCGTTTTGTCTTTCCAGAAAAATAGGACATCGTAGGAATCCCCCCATTGTGCATGAGTCATTTGAAGATGCGTTACAAACGGCACTAAAAGAATTATTAAAAAAAGAGGAATCATTTTACTATTATTGGTTGTCCGTCTTTATCTAAGATTTCAGGTACGGTGGCTTTTGGTACGTACTTATCGGACCAAACTTTTAAAGCTTTATCGGCTAGTTCTTTCCCAAGGGCTTCAATGATTACATCCCAAGAAACAAAACCCAATTTTCCAAGCATACACATTAAGTGTTCAGGTGAAGGTTGTTCCATACCTGGTTGCATATGGCCTAAAAGCATGGCGAAACCTAGAGAACCGTTTTTAAATTGAATCTGTGGTTCATTTCGATAGGGGCGACGTTTGCACCGTTCGATATAAATAAGAGCTCCGGGGTTAATCATTTTCGATACCTTTTACCTTTCCATCCGGAAACCTCAATAGGGAGCCCCTCTGCCCATTTGGGAATTTCCGACATTATCATTTTAAATTCCTCTAAATTCCCGTTTTCTTTTTCTGATAAAATTTCATCGTGTACGCTTAGTAATGTATCATAGCCTTTATCGTCAAGACGCAACATAGCCCAAGCCATTACATCTCGGGCTACTCCCTGCACTACGTTTTCTACTAATTTCCCACCGTAGGTGCCGGACAATTCCCATTGTTTTGAGACGGGGTTAATTCCATAATGGTAAAG